ACTTCAGGGAATCGGGCGTCGGAGCCGGGATAACGGTTGATCTTCATTAGAAGTTAGACCCCCACTGCCCAAACGTTCCAGCGTCAACGTCTACTATAGCGCCAGCCTCGCCAGCGTCCCTGTCAGAAGCCGATTCTTCAATGCGCTTAAGCAACCATGCGCGCTCCTGCAACAACGCCCTCGCGTCCTCTTCGCGCTTCTCCTTGACCCTGATAGCAGCCGCGATCACAATATACTCTTCCCAGTTTATCATCACTTGCCCACTCACGGAATCACCACCAGCAGACAGAACGGTCAGTTGAGGTATATACCAGATTTTGACGGTATGTGCACCCGTCGGCGCTGGCATGAATACTATATCGTCCCCTTGCAGATTATAACGCATGTTGTAGGATGCGCTGGAGCCAGCTGCTGGGTTGGAATTGAAGATGTTGCGCTCGTGGAAGTTGAAGCGGCGCACCGTGACCGTTTCACCGCCAAAAGTCAAGTCCACGCCCTTGAGCTTGTAGAGGTCGGTCACAGATGCGTCGGTAGTCAGAGAGTAAGTATCCGTCCCTGACACCGTGCTGAATGTAGCGGAAGAGATGTGCTCATCTTGGAACTTCGTCACTAGGACATCATACAACTCGCCATACCCGTAGTTGATCAGGCGAGTAAGCTCCGCATCAGAAAGGTGCGAAGAGTTCTCAATATCACAGCGCTGCTTTACATCAGAAAGCAACTGAGTGAGGGTGGACATTACTCGCCCTCTATAATCGAACGCACCAATTCCTCTAGGGAGTTAACAACAGCAGCGGTGTCGCCTTCCTTTATCGCTAATATAAGGCCTTCAGCAACAACCTCTTGCTCATTGCCTTCGTCATCAACGCTGCCTTCGTCACTTGCCGCCGCTTTGTCTAATATGGCTATCGCCAAGCCGTCTTTTTTCATAGTTGCCCCTGCATTTACAGGGGCTTTCGCCCCTGTATTGTTATGTTTTAGCGCTGAATGATAGCGATGAAGGATATTGTAGTGGTGCCATCCTCGGCAAACACCAACTCCAACCCAGTTGACGGGGTTACCAGACTCAGGATGAACTTATCGTTGGCTGCGTCAATCGAGTCAACATTCACTACCTTGTCTTCGGCGGTACCACTCACCGCATTTTCCACATTAGCCACGACTGCGACGATTGAGGAAACAGATTCATTAAACGTAATATGAACCAGTTCGTCGGCAGTAGCAGTCATAGAAACGCTAAATCCGCTCCCACTCTCTACGGTAACGACATCACCGGCGATGATGAGATCATTAAACCGCCCGCTGATTACCTCAAACTGGCTGCTGCCGTTGTGGTAATGCTGTAAATCTAAAGCCATTTTCTTTCCCTCCTTGGGGTGGTGGGGCTTTCACCCCACCTTGTTGATTAACTATTAAGTAGCAAGTCTCAGATTTGCTCCCGGATTGCGACATATCAAGTTGCCATAAAAGGCGACCCGATACTCAATAGAATCCGAGTTCTCCTCACGAAGACCACCAGCAGGACCAGCACCAACCTTCTGCAACTGAATTGTAGGACCAGCAGAGCCGAGTTCCCAGCAACTCATGTCCAACATATAGACCGCGTTGGACGGGCAGTTATGATCAGGCACGCACTTGATTGCGCCAGCCGGAGTCATAAGGCTGATCGTCTCAAAGCCAACGATGCCTTCGCCCAAGCCTTTGTCCATCACATACCGCGCATCACCACTGCTGCCAGATATGTCCTTGACCAGCTCGCCAAACTCAGCGTGATTCATGAACGCATAGTCAGGTCGGGCACCCTGTCGGGCAACACGGACCGCAGCGTCGATGAGATCATCACGGAGATTAGAGCCAGCAGACAAACGATGACCACCAAGGCGGGTGGGATTGACCGAGCGATCAACACCAAAGAACGCGGTGGAGGTAGGAGCAGTTGCAGGCACCCAAGCTTCGAGTCCGCTAATGCAGACATTAGATCCAGCATTCGCGGCGTCGCCTTCGATGTAAAGATGATCGTCAGCGTCCAAGCTTGCCAACTGAGTGTCCCAGTCAGAGCCAGTGGTGGTGAGGGTACCAGCATCATAGTCGATTGCGGTAATCTCAACAGCCGCGCCACCATCCTGCAAGACATCGCCAGCAGAACCGTCAGAAGCAGCAACGCGCATACCAACCTCAAAGTTGGTCACGTCATTGGTGTCCTTCAGCGTAAGAACGGTGGTAGAGAGCGACCCTACCTGACCCATAGAGCCAGAACCGTCACGATAAATCTTAGACCCGAGCGAGCGACCAAGCGAACCAATCGCCGAATCGACCTCAAACTCAATGGCTTTCTGAAACGCGCCCTTGTCCTTCGAGGACACGAGCATCGTTAAATAATCCACCGATGCGAGCGAGTAATCACTAATGTGATCGACCAAAAACGCCACGTTCTTGCTGGGGCTCTTGTTAGACTTCGCGGTGGCGAAATCAGCAGAGCGGCCAGAAGTATGGGCGTGCTTGACGGGCACTTTCAGTACATCACCGTACATCTCGGTGTTCTTCTTGACCATCGACAAGAAGGGGTTTTGTTCATAGATGGAGTGCAATACCTCTTTATAGGGGTAAAGTCTCTTTAGAATCGACTGGAAATCTGATTTAGTTAGGGAAGCCACAGTATCTCTCCTTTGTAGCAGTTACGCGGGTATGCCGCGCTAAAAACAAACACACAAGAACGCCATCAGCTAGGCTATGCTTATAACTGCTTCGGGGAGCTGCCGCTCCTGATATACTGCTTAAAGGGGTCTGCGGCGACCACAATATCTCACGCGACTACTTTATGACGGGGCGTGTCCCGCTCTGGCTCTAGAAGACACCGTCCCAGTCGCCCCAAATCTCACCTCTGGATTTAGGCGGCTCGGTGGCGCGGTCGGGGGCTTGGTGAACGGAGCTGCCAAGCGTCTTGATCGGGATGTCTTTCGGATCGTCAATGCCGTACAGCTTGCGAACCTTTGGATTCCCGAACAGGCCTTTGTGCCGCTCCTTCAACTCATCCGCCACCATCTGGACAGCCTTGTTGGTATCGAGGATCTCCCCGTGCCTGTCGTAGTAGCCCTCTACGAGGGCAGCTACTTCATCTATAGCATCAGTCTCAGCGACTATAGCATAGGCGTCATCACTTGTCACTACGTCTCTAACGATATTGATGTACTTTTCTCGCGCCACGCGTGCTTTTTCCTCTCCTGCACGTGCCGTGGCGTTTTTGTCGCGCTCTTCGAGTGCCTTCTCAAGCTTCTCGATCCGCTGTTGCATCGCAAACGACTCGGTATCTTTAGGGGACATTGAGCCATCCGCAACCTTCTCCGCAAGTGCGTTGAAGTCCAATCCGCTTCTCTCTAAGAACTCTAGGGGTTTTTCCTGAATAAGTCCCTGAGATGCCTCGTATTTAGTAACCTTCTCCTGAAGTTCCTGCAACTCCTTTTCACGTGCCCGAAGAGCCCGCTCTTTTCTCGAAAGGGAGCGAAATCTCGAATGAAAATTCTTTGATTCGTTGGGCGGCTCTTTAGCATCACTCGCTTCAGGTTCTTGAGTAGCCTCTTCGACCGCATCTTCTGTCTGAGATCTTTCAGATTCACTGGTAGATCCATCCTCTTGTCCTCCCCCATCATCATCACTATACAAAGCCCCGATATCATCATTCAAATCCCGAACGATTGAAACCTCTGGGGCATCTGCCGTTTTCGCGTCTTCCATTAAATAATCCCCTCCTCAGGTATTGTAGTTGGCATCGGCATCGGTGCCGGTGCCGGTGCCACAGGGTCGGGCAGCAAAGATTCGGCTTGCATGACCCAGTTACGTAATAGATCCAACCGCTCCTCCTCTACACCATCCAGCCGTGCTTTCAGGTATGCATCGTTAACACGTTTCATCGCAAATTCCAAGTTCATAAATGGTTCAGGTGTCTCGTAAATACCCTCTTCGATGATATTCTCAATAATGCGATCTACGATATCGACATACGCCAAGCGCATATCAGTGTAGGATTCTATATCGGGAATCTCAAGCAGCTTCAGAGCCATGTCAGGCGTCAGCATCCCCGCTTGCACCAGCTCTTCAACATACTGCTTGCGGGCGGCGGGTGTGCGAGGCAAGTTGGACGACGGCAGAATCTGCATCATAAATTCGTCACGGCTCAAATCCACATCTTTCCAATCAATGAATTCGATCCCCCTCTTGCTGTAAGCAAAGAACTTCTTCTTGTATTTCTTGGCCATCTTGCCACACAGGTTTACCACTTTGTGTGCTATGGCCATATACGCTTCCTCATATTCCCGCGCAACAGCCGAGAAGCGCTCGGTTTCAATATCCGTGAACTCGCGCAGAGCCTTCCCGGATTCGAGCCCAACAGGCTTACGACTACTCGCCGTCAACTGCGAAATGCCCACCACCTCATAGCCGCGCCGGATCTGGGACTCAAGGTGCTGGTAAATCTCAGTGCCCACAGCCCTAGGCATATAGAACTCAGGCTTCCGCCCTGAGTAATTCACCGTCCCGAATACCTTGTTTGTCATGCTCCCCTGCGAAACCTTGCTACCCTTTTCAATAAACACCTTGGGCGTAGCCAGATGTTGCTGCTCCTGAATGCGGCGAAACGTCTTATTGATGTTCGCCTGAATCCCAAGTAATTGCTCGGCGATTCCGAGCCCCCAGAAACCCAACCGCTTCTTCTCCCACCTCATGAACACGAATGGGAAATCATCCTCCTCATAGACTTCATCTAGCAGTACGCAAGAAGAGACAACAATGGTGTGTCTGCCGTCAGCCGCAGCTGGGGTGGACGGAAGGTGCCACCCCTCGATAACCTCTACCATGTCGGACGCGTTCTTCTCTCCAGTGTAGCGATCCTCGGCGATACCAGACGCCTCACCCAGCTCGTCGCAGAGGTCGGGGTACAGGCGTCTCAAGTGCTCTCTCGCTATATGCTTTTTCTGGTAGAACTGCCGAG